TACAAGCGAATTTTCAGTTGATTCAGATACAATAGCTCTTCTTCATTTTGATGGAGCTGATGGATCTACTGACATGATTAATGCTGTTAATGAACAGTCTTTAGTTTTAGAAACTAATATTGGTGATGAGACAACCATAGCTGATAGTAATGTCTCTGTAATTGGTTTTGAATTAACAAGCTCAATAGGCGAGGAGACAATACAAGCTAATGCCGATGTTTCTGTAACAGGTTCTCAAGCAACAAGTTCTATTGGATCTGTAGAGCAGAATACTATATATGATGTAACTGGCTCAGAAATGACTATGTCTATAGGGGAAGCAACTCCTATAGCGAATGCAAATGTAGATGTTACAGGCATAGAGTTGACTTCTAGTGTGGGTAGCCTTAATATAACAGCATGGGCAGAGATTGATCCAGGTGTAAACAATGTTTGGTCAGAGGTTGATTTAGCTGCATGATTGAGGTAAAATTATAATTATTTAGGAGACAAAATTTATGGCATCTAGTTATTCAACAGATTTAAAACTTGAACTAATGGTCACTGGCGAAAACGCTGGTACATGGGGTGATAAAACAAATACAAACTTAAACTTAGTACAACAAGCAGTTGCAGGTTTTGAATCAATTGCACTTTCTGATGGTGGCACAGTTGCTCTTGCAATGTCTGATGCTGCATTATCAAATGCAAGAAACATGGTTCTTAAATTTACTGGAACTTTAACAACTGCATCAACTGTAACAATTCCAGACGGAATTGAAAAATTTTATATCATTGATTTATCTGCTGTAACAGGTGTAACAAACTTAACAATCAAAACTGTAAGTGGAACAGGTTTCACTGCAGGTGAAGCTGCAATCGTTGCTGCTTATTCTGATGGAACAAATTTAAATGAAATAGCATTGAACACTTTAGGTGGAACAATTGCTACAGCTCAAATTGATGACAATGCAATTACAAGTGCAAAAATTTCAGCTAATCAAGTAACATCTGCAAAGATTGCAGACAATGCAGTTATAACTTCAAAAATTTCAAACGCGAATGTTACTACAGCTAAAATTGCAGACAATGCAATTACAAGTGCAAAAATTTCAGATAATCAAGTTACAAGTGCAAAAATTGCTGATGATGCTGTTGGTCCAGATCAATTATCAAATACTGGAGTAACTCCAGGTGAATACGCAACTGCAACTATCACTGTGGACGCACAAGGTAGAATTACTGCTGCTGCAGCAGGAAGTTCTGGCTCAACTCTTTTTGCAGACTTAACACAAACATTTACAGGACCTACAAGCGGAAACTTCGCTGCAAAAACTACAACAAACACACTTGCTATGTACTTAGGCGGTGGTGGCGGTGGAGGAGCTGGATCTGGAGATAACTTCACAGGACGTGGAGGCGGATCTGGTGGTTTTGGTTTCGTAACTATTCCTGTATCAGCACCTTATAGTTCACCTTATACTGTAGGAGGTGGTGGAAACGCAGGACCTCCAGGTAATGGTTCATCAGGTGGTGGAGGTGGAAACACTTCTTTATCTATTTACAATGCCAACGGAGGCGGAGGCGGAAACAGAACGGGTCCCGCTGATGGTAATAAAGGAAGTGTAGGAAATATGTATTACGATTTTACACCTTTTAGTCCTAACGGAAACAGAGGTGGTAACTCAGGTCCTTTTACAAATCCTTTAAATTCTTGGTCAGCAGGTCCAAGTGAAAACAATATTGACGGCTATATATTAATAAATCCAGCACTTACCCCTGGTTGGTCATCTGCAATAGCTGATATGGGTGCAAACACTACAGGTGGCGGTGGTGGTAGAAATAATGGTGGCGGACAACCGGGAAGACCTGGAAGAATAATTATATTTGAGAGTGAGGCGTAATAATGGCTTATTTATTTTTTAGAGATAATGAATTATTTAGAATTGCTAAAGATGATTCTGAAAAAACAAAAATATTAAATATTTGTGCTGGTGAAAATCTTGTAGAAAAAGAAATAACTGCAGATCAATTTAATAAATGTGATTATGAAAGTCATCGTTATACACTTGTTGAGGATCAAGTAGTAGAAACAATATGTATAGATGGAACTACTGCTGATGATACAATTAGAACACCTCTTGCAAGAAAATCAGGATTTAATAATGCGGATGAAATGAATAGAGCAATTGAGGCGGATCTTGCAAGAATAAATCAGTATTTAACTAATAATACAGATACACAATGGCAGGCTTACAAAGATGCTCTACTTGCTTATACTCCATCTACAAATAGCGCTGACTATCCTAAAGAAGGTAGTTTAAGTAAAGTTTTAACAGATGAAGGAATAACTGCATATAACATTTTGCGTTTACCATAAAAATATTATATAAATACTCTTATGAGTATTAAAAATTACATCCATATAGAAGATTCTATATTACCTATTAGTGCAGTTTCTAAATTAATACAGTATGCAAATAAACACGATGATTTTGAACCTGGGCTTACTGAAGGAGAAAGAGATCCAAAAACAGTAAAAAAATATAGAGATGTAAATGTAAAACATTTATTTGTAGACCCTTTTAATTTTACTAGAACACATTGGCACAATTTAATTGAATATGCTTTTCGTAAAGCATATGAAAGATATAAAATAAAAATGCCTCATGTTCATTTTGATAGAATAAAAAATATTCAAATTTTAAAATATAAAGAAAATGGTCATTATCTATGGCATACAGATCATTCTTTAAATGAGTCTAGAACTATAAGCGCAATACTTTTGTTAAATAATGATTATGAAGGTGGAGAGCTTTGTTTTTTAGATCAAATTAAAAATGAACAATTTAAAATAGAAAACAGACCTGGAAGATTAATTATGTGGCCAAGTAATTTTATGTTTCCCCATTCAGTATCTCCGGTAACAAAAGGACTTAGGTATTCAATAGTTTTATGGGCACTTTAAAAAAAGATTTTAAATTTAAGGTAATAAAAAATTTCTTAAGTGAAGGAGAAAGAATCCTTTTAAAAAATTATACCAATATGTTTCATTTAAATAACATAAAAGATTTTGATTTTTCTGAAGCATCTGAATCATCAGATACTGCTGTTTATTCAGATTATTTAATGGAATCTTTAATGTTGTCTAAAAAAACAAGAGTTGAAAAAGAATCTGGATTAAACTTAATACCAACATATAGTTTTTGGAGATGTTATACCAATACTTCTGATTTAAAAAAACACAAAGACAGACCTTCTTGTGAAGTAAGTATTTCTTGTCAGATAGACACTGATGGAACTGACTGGCCTTTAATTGTAGAAGGGAAAGATGTTCATTTAGAAAATGGAGATGCTGTTTTGTATTTAGGTATTGATTTAGAACATGGCAGAGCTCCTTTTACTGGAGACTATCATATACAAACTTTTCTACACTACGTGGATAAAGATGGGCCGTATACAGAGTATGCGATTGATAAACGAGCAATATATGGAGTAAAAAAATGAAAATAATACAAAAACCAGATGGCAGTGCTGATTTTGTTTTTAATGATAGAGAACTTGAAATTATGAATAAAACTAAAAAATTAAATTTACATGGTTCTGCTTTTAAAGGAGTAGTTAATTCAATGGTACATGTTATGATGCAGTGGAACATGAATATAGATGAAGCTATCAGAAACAAAAAAACAAACCAAAACGAAGAAGAATTTAACGATACTAAATAAATAGCATAACCTTTATACTGTAATGTAGATATAGTATAATAACGCATGCCTTTAACAAATGTACAAATAGCACCAGGATTTAACAAACAAGTAACTGCAACAGGCGCTGAAGGACAGTGGACTGACGGTGATTTCGTTAGATTTAGATATAGTCTTCCTGAAAAAATAGGAGGATGGCAACAAATTACTGGTCAAACATTAGTTGGTGCTACAAGAGAACAGCTTATTTGGGCTGATTTAGATGGTAGGAGATATGCTGCTATTGGCACTCACAAAGCATTAATTATTTATTATGAAGGTGGGTTTTATGATATTACACCTTTAGATACCGCATTAACTAGTTGTACATTTGATACAACAGATACTTCTACAACTGTAACCGTTAATAAAAATAGTCATAATTTATTAGCAGGAGACTTATTTACATTCACATCAGTTACTCCTCCAGTTGGAGCAGGTTATGTAGCTGATGATTTTGAAACAAATACATTTGAAGTTATATCAGTGCCCGATGCAGACACATTTACAGTAACCATGGCATCTGCTGCAACAGCAACAACCTCTGCAAGTGGATCAGCAACCGTTAATCCATATATTAAACCAGGACCCTTAACTCAAACCTATGGTTATGGATGGGGAACAGACACTTGGAGCAGTGGTGCATGGGGAGAAGCTTCTTCAGCACAAAATGTTATTCTTGACCCAGGTTCGTGGTCATTAGATCATTTTGGACAAAAACTTATTGCAACTGTTAAAAACGGTAAAAGTTTTTATTGGGATCCTATTGCCTCAGATCCTAGTGCTTTAAGCACAAGAGCTACAGTAATACCTGGAGCACCTACTAGATCAGTTATGTCGATTGTATCTGAAAGAGATAGACATTTAATTATGCTTGGAACTGAAACAACAATTGGTAGTGAATCCTCACAAGATAAAATGTTTATTAGATTTTCTGATCAAGAATCTATTGGGGATTATACTCCTAATTCTACTAATACAGCAGGTACATTTAGATTAGACTCTGGTGTAAAAATTATAGGAGCTGCAAAAGCAAAAGATTATATATTAATACTTACCGATACTTCTGCATATGTAATGCAATTCGTAGGACCACCTTTTACATTTTCAATTAGACAGGTTGGAAGTAATTGCGGTTCTATAGGTCAACATGCAATGAAATATGTAAATGGAAAAGTATATTGGATGGGTCAAGCAGGTGGCTTTTTTGTTTATGATGGTACTGTAAAATCAGTACCATGTTTAGTTGAGGATTTTGTATTTACAGATAAAGGAGATAACCTTGGAATAAATTATAATTCAGGTGAAATTGTGTATGCAGGACTCAATCACTTGTATGAAGAGATAAATTGGTTTTATGCAAAAGCAGGATCGGAATTTGTGGATAGAGTAGTTACATATAATTATGTTGAGAATACTTGGACAACAGGGTCATTAGCCAGAACATCTTGGCATGATTCAACATTGTATGATAATCCATACGCAACACAGTTCAACGGATCAGGGACACCAAGCTTTCCAACAATACAAGGGGTAACAAACACTAACGGTGCAACAATTTATTATGCTCATGAAGTTGGTAATAATGAAGTGGATTCTTTAGGTAATAAAACAGCTATACCTGCGTTTATACAATCAGGAGATTTTGATATAACTGATGGTGAAGTATTTATGAGTATGAGAAGATTCTTACCTGATTTTAAATTATTAATAGGAAATGCTCAAGTCACTATTAATCTTAGAAATTATTCTACAGATACATCATCTTCATCTCCTTTAGGTCCTTTTACTGTAAATTCATCAACTGATAAAGTGGATACTAGAGCAAGAGGAAGAGCAGCCAGTTTAAGAATAGCCAATACTTCAACAGATCAAAATTGGAGATACGGTACTTTTAGAGCTGATATACAACCAGATGGAAGAAGATAGCTAACATATTTCAATAGTAAAAAATTATTTTTAGTTTATAAATAAAAGTATGTTTATAAAAAATACTCCGATTATTTGTAATATTTTTGAGTCTTATTTAGAAGCAGATGAGAAAATAATTAAAATTATAGACAAGCTTAATTATACAAAATATCAAAATCATTCTACTTCTTTTTTAGATAAGGACGACGAACTTAAAGAATTATTTATAACTTTGTATAAAGATTGGGTAATTTCTTTTTTAAAAAAAGTTCGTAAAAAAAAATTTAAAGAATTGTTATTGTTATCTATATGGTGTCAAAAATATGAAAAAGAGTCTAGGCATGGTATACATGTACATCATGAAAACACTAATTATGTTTCTTTTATTTGGTATATAGATTGTTCAATAAATTCTTCTAATACTGTTTTTTACAATCCAGGACACCCTCACTGTTCTTATTTTGAAACTGAAATAAAACCAGAAAAAAATAAAATTGTTTTTTTTGATTCTTATATTCCTCATGAAGTAATAAAAAATAATGATAATAAAAGATGTATAATAAGTGGTAATTTTAAAATAATACAATAATGTATAGAGAAGTTATAACAGATTTAAGAAAAAGTCCTCTAGGTATTACTAACAACATATGGTTGTGGGAAGAAGAAAAAAAAGACATAGACTTTATTGAACTAAATAAATTTCTTTTAATTTTAGAAAAAACACTTTTAAAAAAACCTTTTTTAAGTAGTGGAGGTACTGGTGTCGAAGGAGTAACAGCTAGATTTAAATATTATAATTTATTTTTTGAAGATCATTCTGAATTAAAAAAAACAGAAAAATTTATTTATGAAAATATAAAAAATTTTTTAAATTACAAAAAAATAAAACAAAATAAAATTTACATTCAATGTTGGTTTAATGTTTTAAGAGAAGGAGAACAAATTAAAACACATCAACATAGAACTATTAATGATTTTCATTTGTCATTTATTTCAGGGAATTTTTCTACTACTGATAATAATACAAAAACTTATTATACAAATTTTAATAAAGAAAAGGGTATTAGTATAAATAATGAAAAAGGAAAACTAACCTTATTTCCTTCTTATTCTCCTCATTATACTACTGAGAATAAATCTAAAAAAGAAAGAATATCTATAGCTTTTGATGTGTACCCAGATATCTCATTTATAGATCCTAGTTATATCGAAGGTGGTATTATTAAAGAAATAGTGTTAAAATAAATTATGGCTAAAGTAGACATTAACATACCAGAACCAACACCAACATACACTGAGGAAAACCAAAGACAAATATCTCAGTCATTAAGAACATTAAAAGATAAATTAAATACTTCTTTTCAAGAAGAATTAAAACAAGAAGTAGAAAGAGTCGGTTGGTTTAATATGGGGTTTGGTTGCTAATGTCTTGTAATAATGTCAATCCCATAACAGGTGGAAGTACAGTTGATGACATTCCATTTTATTTAGCAGTTCAACAAGGTAAAGTTCCTGGTTACTCTATGGTCAATAAG